TCAGGCTGCGTGGTCAAGCGGTACATTTGGCTGTACATCGGCGGGGTGAACAAACCGTTCTTACCCTGCAACTTCACCGACTGCATCATGCTGTTCCACTTGCGGCTCTTCTTGAGCTGCGTGGACTTCATGACGATCATCGCCGGCGACGGCGTACCGTCCTCGTCAATCACCATCACGTAGTGGTTGGCAGTGTTCTCGATGTAGTTACCGTTGTCGAGGTAGTCCTTGTTCTCGCCCGGTTCGCGGTGCGTACGGGAGAGGATGTCGGACGTGGCCGGGTAGATGTGAATCGGCGCACCGGAGCCGCTCCCACGGGGAGCCCACTCGATGTACTGACGCACGTATGCGCACGGAACCACCACAATGCCCTTCTTACCATCGTAGAGCTGACCGGTGACGCTGTTGTAGATCATGCCGGGGAGTGCCCCGTCGACCTCACCAACTTCCGGTGACGTGTTGGTCAAGAGTCGCAGGAACGGCAGGGCGAAGTCGTCCTGGTTCATTCCGGCAAAACTGCTGCTGGCATCCTCTTCGAATGCCGTGGCAATCGCCAACGCGGTGGATGATTCGTTCTTCTCTGCTAAAGCTGTTTTAGCCATGATTCGTGGTCCTTTATTAAGCTGACTTGATTACGGCCTTTTTACCGATGTACGCGCCGAACAGTTCCGTTGGGAACTCCTCGCCACGTGTCACCCGTTCCTTGACCCAGGCCTTCAGGGTCGAGGCTTCTACTTTCTCGGACTGCTCGGCAGGGAAACCCTGCTGACCAAGCATACCGAGGAGACGGTTGCACAACTCGTCCTCGCCACGCCCGAAGCGCACGCTGACGGTGTTTTTGATGATGTCGTCAAAGCCGTGGTCCCTGAGCCATTGGAAGGCTTCGGCACGTCGGGCTTCGCTGATCGAGGCGCTATAGAAGGGCTTCACGTCGATCGAGCTGCCATCTTCCATACGGAAGGATGACATGCCCATCTCGGTGAGGGCTTCCGGGATAGCTTCCTCGGTCAGCTTGCGATACTGCTCTTTCAGACCCTTGAGCGTCGTTTCCTCGTCCTCGATTTGTTTCTCGAGTGACTTGGCACGACGGGCTAGGGCTGCGATACCGGTGATCTGGTCGTCTTGGACGCGCAGCGCATCGGCTTCTTGCTCAAATAAGCTCGTAAGGCTCATCTAGTTCTCCTTTCTTGAAAAGATCAACCTCTAACGGGATGTAGCGACGTTCGCGTTTGTCCCACTTGAGGCACTTGAATCGACCGTTGTTCTTGAATGCCGCTACCGCACAACAGATACCTATTGCAGACGGATCACCGATCAACAACAAATAATCGTTATCGGTGAACTTGTCCAGTTTGCGCTGGATCCGTCGAACGGTCGGAACGACAGAAAACGCAATCTGAGCGTTAGGCGGCAAAATCGTCTCAATCTGGCCGTAATCCTGGGCACTTGCAATATTGTGTTGCAAGGTCTCAGAAACGACATAAACCTTGGGCACTGACATTTCTCCTTTCTCAAAAACTGTGATCAGTGTAGACTCGCGTTTCAGGGATTGCAACCCCTGCTAGAAAGCGAGATCAACATGAGCCAATTTTTACAGACATATCGATTCAAAAACAAGCCGTTTGCGCATCAAGCTGCTTACCTTCAACGCTTTTGGGATCACCAAGTAGCGGCACTGTTCGCCGATATGGGAACTGGTAAGAGCTTCATGCTCATCAATAATATAGCAATGCTTTACGACCAAGGCCGCATCAATGCTGTCCTGATCGTCGCACCAAAGGGCGTGTACCGCAACTGGGTAGACACCGAAATACCCAAGCACATGCCAGAGCACGTGGTCTACCGTGTAGCGCTGTGGTCAGCAACGCCACGCAAGGCGGAGCAGCAGGCGCTTGATTCGATGTTCGAGATCACCGAAGACCTGAAGATTCTGGTGATGAACATTGAGGCGTTCTCAACGCCACGCGGCACGAAGTTCGCTCAAAGGTTTTTGTTCGTGCATAACGCGATGATGGCGATCGACGAGTCGACGACCATCAAAACGCCAAACAGCAAACGAAGCAAAAACACTGAAAAAACAGGCAAAATGGCGAAGTATCGCCGCATTATGACAGGCTCTCCGGTGACCAAATCACCGATGGACCTGTACCAGCAATGCGCCTTCCTATCCGATGCCTGCCTTGACTCACCTTCGTACTATGCGTTCCAGGCACGCTATGCGGTCGTCGTCGAGCGACGCTTGGCGAGCCACAGCTTCAAACAAATCGTCGGCTACCGAAAGCTAGATGAGCTCAAAGAGAAGCTCGACCGGTTCAGCTTCCGTGTTAAGAAGGAAGAGTGCCTGGACCTTCCAGACAAGTTATACGTCAAGCGTGAGGTCGATCTCACTGACGAGCAGGCTCGTGCCTATGAGCAGATGAAGGTCATGGCACTGGCGCAGTTTGAGCAGGGAATGATGTCCACAGTTAACGCACTGACGCAGTTGATGCGTTTGCATCAGATCACCTGTGGTCACGTGAAGCTCGACAACGGCACGATCATGTCCTTGCCGAACAAGCGCATCGATGAGCTCCTGGCCATCGTCGAAGAGACCGACGGCAAGATGATCATCTGGGCCACGTACCGGCACGACATTGACGCCATCAAGATCGCACTCCAGAAAGACTACGGCATGGAAAGTGTCGGCACGTACTACGGCGATACCGAGGAAGACGAGCGGCAGCGGGTCGTGGCTGAGTTCCAGGACCCCGAGAGCAAACTGCGCTTCTTTGTCGGTAACCCCAGCACCGGCGGCTACGGCCTGACGCTGACGGCGGCCAACGTGGTCGTGTACTACAGCAATAGCTTTGACCTTGAGAAGCGGTTGCAGTCAGAGGATCGCGCGCACCGTATCGGCCAGACCAAAAACGTGACGTACATAGACTTGATCGCCGTCAAGACGATCGACGAGAAGATCGTAAAGGCACTGCGGGATAAGATCGACATCTCGACCCAAGTGCTCGGAGAGGAGGTAAAGAAATGGTTGATCTGATTCCTATCAAACGCCTGTACCAGTACGAGCGCCTCAAGCGCATCGATAGCCCAGACGGCCGCAAGTACGTCGACGGCAACGAAAACGCCCTGCCTAGCGTCACGACCGTGCTCTCGGCGACCAAAGACAAGAAGGCCCTTGACGCGTGGGCCGCGAGGGTTGGTGAGGCAGAAGCGAACCGGATCAAAAATGAAGCGGCCACGGTCGGCACGCACATGCACAACGTCATTGAGCGAATGATCGCGTACCGTGACCTGCCCCGCCCGACCAACTGGCTCATGGTCAAAGGCTATGAGATGGGTTATCGGCTCGTGAACGAGTACTTCATGAACCTCGAAGAGATCTGGGGCTCAGAAGTACCGCTGTACTACCCAGCTAAGTACGCTGGGACGACGGATCTTGTAGGGGTCTACCGTGGCAACCCTGCGATTGTCGACTTCAAGCAGTCGCTGAAGCCGAAGAAGCACGAGTGGATCCAGGATTACTTTCATCAGCTTGCTGCCTACGCGCTCGCGCACGATGTGGTGCATGGCACCACAATCAAACACGGCTATGTTTTAGTCGCTCTCCAATCCGGTGGTACTCAGGAGTTCAGTACCACCGGATCAGAATTTGAGCGATACAAGGAAGAGTGGATGAAGCGCGTCGAGTGCTATCACTCGCCCGAGTGCGAACAGATGGCTAAGTACTTTAGCTAAGTACCTTAGCTAACCCATCGCCGGTGGCGGCACCATCGCTGGATTGGAGGCTACGCCTGCCGCTCCGATGATGGCGTCGTTCGGGAAGAGCTGCTGCATCATCAACCGGCTCTGCGTCGGAGCCCCCGTTGTTGGAGGCGGACCTCCGGCAGGAGCGCCACCTTGCGTAGCTGGCGGCTTCGGCATGCCCGGTACGCCACGAGTGGTCGGGGCCGGCGGGACCGGCTTCGGACGCATGGCGTTGTAGACATCCTGTAGCGACTGGAAGTCTCGCGAAGCAGTCGGTCCCCCCGTCACTGCTTTCGCCTCGGGCGGCTCTTCGTAAGTCGCATAATTCAAGCCGGCGGCCCATAAGTACGAGTGCATCGACTTTGCCAAGCGGAACTTCTCTTGTTCAGAGAGGTTGCGACGCAGCAGCATCGCCATAAACGCCGGATCTTGTACGGCCTGCTGCATGGTCTTGCGGACCATCATCATCGGCATCTTGTCAAAGATTTGACGTATGGCCTTTGAACCGGCTGATGCGGCAATCAGCGAGCCAGTGCCGCCGCCCGAGGCGGTCGTACCAATACGCGAACCGACGACGCGCATGGCGAGCTCACCGACAATATCCGCACCCTGTAGGACGTCTTCCAGAGCTCGTTTATTGGCCATCGCATCTTCGATGACCATCATCCGATCAGTCAGAGTGCGGATGTTCTTTAACTCCTGCGGGGTCATGATGCCCTGCGTACGCAGGATATCGGCCAGTGCCGGCTGGTCTAACGCAGACTTCTTGAAGAACGCGTCACGGAATTTCTGCGGGTCAAGCACCTCTTTGCCGCCCGTTGCCTTGGTGAACGCGTAGTCATAGATGCTTGCTTTCAGCCCCGCCATGGCATCCGGGCCACCGCGCTGTGCCAAACGCGCGATCTGCGCCATGCTGCGCATCGGCGCGCGGCTGCGCAGAGCATTAGCAATGGCATCTGTTGGGTTTTCAAAAGCCAAAAGCCTGGAAAACGCCATCTGCTTACGAACAGTACTATTAAGCGCACTGTTCTGTTCGATGACGCCACGGAGCAGGTTTTCGGCCTGCACGGCATTGGTCAGATCCCCCGTAATACCCATCTGATCGAGCAGGGCCTTGTTCTCTGCTACGAACTTGTTGAGCTGACGAGTGTTGACGCGAAGCGAGTTGGTTTTCGGGTCAGTAAAGAGTGCTTTGGAGGCCATCAGCCGCAACACGCGGTTCTGAGCGTCCTGGATCGACGCCACGCCAGCGGTCGAAACCTTCGCAAACTCGCGAAGCATGTCCGCTTCTTTACGGAGTGACTCTGGCATCAGGCCTGGAGCAACCGGACCCGCCTCAGAAGCAGCCTTCGTCAGGCGATCGCGCATGAAGCCGACGGCGTTCTCGATCTCCTTCATGCGAAGGGCAACGAGATCTGTGCCTACGCCGAAAGCACTATCAACCAATGTCTCTACGGGGTAGCGAGGCGCTCCCGTACGTGCCGTGCCGAGCATTTCGTTCGCAAACGTACGAGTGAACGTGTCGTTCAGTGCACTAGAGAATTCGCGCGCCTTGTCATACGCCGGATTGTCGAGTTTCGACAAGTCCTGCAACATTGCATCGGCAAGATACGTATAGAAGCTCGCATCGGAGACTTCGCCACGCGCTCGGGCCTGACGCGCAAGCGTCAAAAGGTTTGAGCGGTAGTTGATCAGGTCGCCAGGCTTGGTCTTCTCAAGCGCCTTTTTGTCCGGCAGATATCGATAGTGAACAGTACCGGTCTTGGCGAATTGATCCGTAGCGCGGCCACGTCGATAGAGTTCAATGGCGCTGTTGTTGACGCCAAAGCTCTCCATGATCCGTCGCACATCAGGCGGCACCATTGAGTCAACGAGCGCAGGACCGATCTGAGCGACGCGCTCGAGATACGCACGGACAGTGTTTTCGGCAGTGAGCTGCTTGGGCCGTGGCACGAGCTTCTCGGTCGGACCAGGCAGTTGGTTCTGCGAAACGTAAAAGCCGTCTCTGCCTTCCTTACGGCGCAGTTCGTCGAGCACTCGCGCACGGTTAGCAATCTGATCCGCCGTCATCGTGGCATCGAAGCCCTCTGCAGACCACGAATCGAGTACTTCGCGCTCGTTAATATAAGGATCTAACGCCGCACGGACTTTCATCGTCCATACGCGCTCATCGCCTTGCAGATCGCGTGCGATAGCGTCGTACAACTCCGTGTCGCTGATGGCGTTGTAGTCTTCCTTCATCGGGAAGTAGCCGGCGTCAAAGACGCGCTGCTTCACCGCATCGATACTGGCAGTGCCACGCTCACCCAAGACGTTGCGCGGGATGTTCTGACGAACAAGGCCCGGAAGCGACTTGTTGGTGATGTCGCGAGCAAGAAGCTCACTGTCATTGGCAATACCGCCTGTGTTCTTGATGAACACAGACAACGGAACCGCCTTCATTTTCAACAAACGTGAGACCTTATCTGGGTTTCTAAGGTCAACGTCGTTAGCGCGCATGCGCTTCAAATCAGGCAGTAATCGATTCGCCCAATCAAGATACGTCTTGTTGACCAACGTATCAGACGGCTGCACCTGGAGGCGCACCTGCCCTGCCGGCTTCATCGCTTCGCGATCGGCGGCATCCCAGTAATAACGCTCGGCTGTACGAGCGTTTTCCAGCGCTTTTTCTATTTCGTCGTAGTAAATACGGCCGATCTCGATGCGATTTTGCGGCGTGTCTCTGGTGATCTTTGAGATGCGCTCCGCAGCGCGCACATTAGCCCGCTCGAGTCGCGCATCAATCGCCGTTGAGAAGAACTTCTCCCGCATCTCCGCCGCGACACGAAGGGCCTCGGGGGATCCAGTATCCTGAAGCGCGGCGAGCGTTTTGGTAAACGCTTTCAACGCATCCTTGCCTTGCGCTTGGACTGACGTAGAAAAATTAGGATCCAGCGCACTGAGCGCCGATTCAAGCTGCGCTAAAGTCAAAGACCCCGTTTTTTGCGCCGCAGTAGGCCCTGTAGCCGCCACACCTGTTTGATCAGGGCGCGGATACGTGACCGCGACCCCAGGAGGCATCTCCGCCTCGAGTCGCTTGATCAACGCCGGAATATCCTCCCCATTCTCCTCAAGGATTTTGATAATCCGCCGCGTTGCTTCATCGCGTGAACGCTCGCTGCCGCGCTGTTTTGCGGCTGCACGTGTCTCCGCACTACGCAATGACCAGAGCGAACTGAGTCGTGGGCCTGCGTTTGAGGTCAACGTCGGAATAATAAAAAGAGGGTTTAGTACCTTGGTCCCGCCCACTGTTTCAGCGACCAGTCGCGTTAGCGGATCCCCCGGATCGTACTCTTCGGCAAGATACGCGCCTGTGCCAGAGCCGATGCCATACATGGTCTCGCCTGCCAGATAGGACTTCGGCGACTTGCGCGCGAACTCCCCAATGGCCGTGACGTACTTGCCAATCTTGTCTCCGGTGGCCACGGGCAAGTAGAACGCCGCCGGAGCGAACGCGATTGTACTGCCCAAAGTCCTACCAAACTCAAACGCCGGCGCGAGATCTTGGCTTGTTGCGCCACCGATGATGGCATCGGAGAGCTGTTTGCCGCTCAAAAGACCGAAACCAAAGCCCAGGACGCCACCTAGCGCAGGAGGCGCTAAGTTATAGCCCGGAGGCATAAAGGGGGAGAGTCGCGCGCCGTAAGTGGCACCCTGTATCGCACCGTATATCGCAGGAGCGTCGCTCAACAACGATGAACTTACGCCACGGCTACTTTCTACGCCGATTTCTGATAAAGAAGGCGCCTTGTCGGGCGTATGACCGAAGGCCGCAAGATCTTCTTGTGAAAGAAGGTTAGCGGAAACCGGCTCCGTCGGAACAGACGTATCTTGCTGAGAGATAGGCCGATCACCAATCCGAGTCACCGTGACGTCCGGTGGAGTGTCCCTCGCAATCAACGCCTGCAAATCCTCGTAGGTAAACGAGGGCGGCGCAGGCTCTGTCCCAGGCCCTTGGTCCGTCGTCCTTGGAAGCTGCTCTGGAGGTACGGCCATGCTGTTATCCTTTACTGCTCGTTCGGGAGAGCCTTGCGGGTATCAGGCACCCAGGCATTCTGCTTGCGATTAAATACCAAGAATTGCGCTCCGATGGGAAGTCTAAGGTATTCCTCTTGCGTCGAAACCACGGGCGGAATGCCCACGATGTCGATAATTGCTTGAACCTCGCGCGCCTTAAGGCGTTGGTCGTTCGAGTCCTTAACATCCAACGTGCGATCGGCCGCTTTAGTAAGCGCATCGTTTCGGATGCGATACAGCACCTGGCCGAGGCTGATTAGGTTGTTGAGGTAACCGACACGGTTTTCCAAGAATTGCGGTTCGAGGTTTAGGTATAGGTTAATGTCCTTACGCTCGGCTTCCGCCAATCTGGTGGTCTCGCGAAGTGCAATCGCTACACGAGGCGCGAGCTTTGAGATCGTCGATGCAGCCTGCTGTTGCGTACGACCGAGCTCGCCTGCAATGTTCGCGGGTATGCGGCGAGCAAGCTCCGAAGTGAGCTTCGGCACAAAGCCGATGCCTTCTTGCGCCGCTTGCCAAATCGTCGGCTCACCAAACGCACGTTCGCCAGCACTTACTGGCCCTTGGTCCGTGGTCGGTGCAGCTTCAGCCGGCGGAGCGACTTCAGGGCCCACGACCGCATCCGGTCGAACGGTGCCCGGTCCCGCAGGCACCGTGCCTGGAGTCTGCGGACCCGGACGACGCCCAGACGCATCAAGCGCACGACGCGCGGCCAACGCATCCGTCAGGAACGGGAGGTTGTAGCCTGGAATAGTGCGAATTACGTTCTGGCCCTGCTCGTTTTTGTACATCTCCGTCGTCGGGCGAAGCAGACGAGAAGCCGCGCTCGCAATGAGGTTGTCCTCTTCCGGAGTCGTTTCACCGTCGGCATAGGCCTGCAAGAGTCCAGGAGCATTGATCACGCTCCAGTCCCACGAACCCTTACCGAACATGCTGCTCGGGCTCTTGCCGGCATTTTTGAGGATGTCGCCAAACGCCTTGCGTTGCGACTCGACGAGCTTGATGTTGCCCTCGCGAACCTGCTCACGCTCCTTCTCGGCAGCTTGGATAGCCGCCATGCGGATCGCGCGCTTGTTCTTGTCCTCTTCAGCAATAAATTGACCCACTGCACCCGGAATCTCCGAGGCAACGGTCGCAAGACGGCTCAGTGTTGAACCGCGCAAAGGGCGGCCCTGCGCGTCGACGTTACCGGCAAGCTGCAAGCCCTTCTGGCCGAGCATCAACAGCAACTGCGCCTGACGGGATTCTTTGTCCTCGCCAAGCAGGTCGCGATACATCTGCTCGCGCTCCATTGTCGTCGCCTTCAGATCCGGCATCGCCGCTGTCGGCTGCGTTAGCATCTTCGAATAGCCCGTTTGGGCATATTGAAGAAGCTCTGGCGGCAGGCGCATGCCAAGGGAGGAAGTGTCCTCGTCTAAGGAAGGTTCTTCGTCATCCGAGGTCACGCCTTCCTCACCGGACCCCTGGTAAAAACGCTGAACGTACCCACCATCCTTCATCTGGATGGGCGGCATGCCTTCCGGCGGGATCGGCTGACCGTCCGGTCCCATCATGGGACCAGGAGCCATACCGCCTCCGGGAGCAGGACCGGCGGCGGCAAGAAGCGCGGCCATATCGCCGGGTGGCGGCGCGGCTGCGCCAGGAGGAATTGGCGGAGCGCCCGGAGGCGGAGCTCCCATAGCAGCTCCCGGAGGCGGCGGCATTGGAGGCTGTGGCCCTTGGACCATGGGCTGTGATTGCGGCAACGCGCCAAGCCCAGCGCCTTGCGCCAGCACTGGCTGGAGCATCGCAAGCACAGACTCGGGGGTCTCGGCAGCGGCCGGGTACCCCACGAGATCAGCCAATTCTTCGCGACGCGCGTCGATAGAGCGCATATCGCCACGGAGATTGTTCATGAGGATCTCAGGCGAATCGGGACGGCGATCGAGGACCTCGGCAGCCGAGTTTTCCTCGTCCGCATCCTCCTCCTCGCCCATCTCGTCTTCCATCTCATCGAGGAAGCCCTGCATGATGCCGACGTTCTCTACGTCGTCCAACATTTCTCTTGCCTTTGCCATATCGACCCCTTAGATGATTCCGGCCTTCTGGGCACCCGCTAGAGTACCTACTGCGCCAAGTCCAATGCCCACGGCCTGTTGGAACGGGCTTGCTGATGGAACGCTCGAGACCTGCGTCGACATCTGCGTCGACGGTGCGCCGCGATAAATGTCCGACAAGAACCCGATTTGCTGGTACGGAGCATAGATCTGCTGAAGCTGCGTTGCACGCTGCGCATCGATGCCCTGTTGTGCCAGTGCCTGCTGCGCCTGACCGACGTTGTAGAGCATGTTGATGTCGCTTTGGTTCATGGCCTGCGCCGTCTGGCCCAAAGCCGCCTGTTGCACGCCAAGTTGGCCAAGCTGACCGCCCAATGCGCCAAGGCCTTGAGCCATGCTTTGACCAATACCGAACTGCTGGCCGGCGAGAGCGCCGATGCCCTGTCCTAGGTTTTGGAACGTGTTCGCCTGCTGTCCGTAGATGCCTGCGGCCGTCTGTGCCACCTGCCCACGCTGCGCCGCTTGCGACGCCAGTAGGTTGGAGATGTTTTGCTGGATGTTGGCTTCTTGGCCAGCAAGCGCGCCTGTCTGTGCAGCAAGGTTGCCGTAGTTTTGAGCGGCTTGCTGATAGATGTTCGCGGCCGATTGGCCAAGCTGTGCTTGTTGCACACCTAACTGACCAAGGCCTTGGCCTGCAGCGACCTGGTTCTGCGCAAGATTGCCGTAAAGGCCTGCTGCGGCCTGCCCAAGCTGTGCCTGTTGTACGGCCTGCTGACCGATCGTAGTGCCGGCCTGCATGCCCAGTTGAGCACCAGTAATGCCGTACTGTGATTGTGCCTGCTGGTTCGCCAACGCCGCTTGTTGTGCAAGCTGGGCGTTTTGCTGTGCCGTGGCCATTTCGGCTTGCTGGTTCGCCAACGCCGCCTGGAGCGCGGCTGATTGGTTCATGCCCTGCGCTTGCAACTGGTTAGCGGCACTCTGCACGCGCGCCTGTTGATCGGCATTGAGGTTGGCAAGCGCCGTTTGCAATCCGACCTGCGTGCCGAGCTCCTGCACACCTAGCTTGGCAGCAAGATTCTGCTGGCCTACGTTTAATTCGGCTTGCTGGTTAGCAAGGGCTGCCTGCAACGCCTGTTCCGCAGACATGCCCTGCGCTTGCAACACGGCCGCTTGGTTTTGAACATTGGCCTGTTGCTGCGAAGACAAGTTGGCCAAAGCGACCTGAAGGCCCGTTTGCGCGCCCAACTGCTGCACACCGAGCGCCGATGCGAGGTTTTGCTGGCCGACGGTAAGTCCGGCCTGCTGGTTTGCTTGTTGTGCAGCAAGACTCGCCTGCTGTTCGACGTTGAACTGCTGTTGCGCCTGTTGATAGGCCTCTTGCAGCCCACGCGCGCGGATATCTGACTGAAGTTGAGCCAGATTACGAGCCGCCTCGGCTTCTACGACACCTTCGCGCTCGCCACCAAAGGCGCCGGTACGAACGGCCTGTGCCGCACGTCCCTGCCGAGCAATTTGATCCGCACGCTCTGCTTCGCGAAGCTGAATGTCCAAAACACCCTGAACATAGGGTGACATGTAACGATTTAAGACGTCTCCGCCAGTAACAGAGCCCGTTCTGACCTGTGGCGCGTTAGCTAACTGATAAGCGGACAAACTCGGCGCAAAACCGGTCTGTGCAGCCGCCATTTGAGGGGCTGTGATCTCTCGTCCAGCAACATCCCGCACCGGACCGCGTTGGAAAAACTCCAAATCGGGACGATAGTTGGTCTGCGCGGCCTGAATGTCTCTCGCGGATACTTGTTGGGCATTGACGGCCCCAGGACCTGCCATTTGCGCGGCCGTAACGGTCGGAGCCGGCCCAAGTTGCGCTGCGCGGCCCAACATTGCCTGCGAAGCGGCAAAATCCGCACCCGCAGCGCCCAATGCCAAGCGCTGTGCGCCTGTAAGTCCCGCAATACCCTGTCCAATAGCGGCAGTAGCAGGCTCCAAATCGGCTTGCGACGAGAGCGCAGCCATGTTTTGGGCCGTGGCCAGTGCTCCAAGGCCCGTTTCAACGTCTTGATATGCCCCGCCCAGACGAGCAGTGACGTCGGAGGCCGCCGCACGCTTGGCAGCCTCGTCTAAGTAGCCTAAACCAACACCAAGTTGGCCTACACCAGAGGTAATTCCGGTTCCGGCCAGCGCGGCGTTCTGCATTGCACGCTGTGCATCAGTAAATTGAGCTCGGGTATCCGCTCCACGGAGCACATCGGCCGCTTCAGCGGTCGTTTGCACGCCAGCGCCGACGCCCTGATTCGCCGCCTGTATATACGGCATGTATGAGCCGACGCCGAGTCCCTCGGCCGCGCCCATCGCCGCCAACTGCGCAGGCGAAAAGCCGGCTACTTGGTAGCCCGGAAGCTGCTGCGAAAGCGGGGTTGTCGTACCAATGACTTCACCGGTGACAGGATCGCGCTTGACGTTAAACGCCAAGTCGCGTGCTTGTCTCAAAAGATCAAGCTTATAGGCTTCAATCTCCGGTGATTCGGAGACAATTTGTTGGGTAACTGAAGTTTCTGCCATGGATTCTTACCCCTTCACCGGTCCGCCTTCGAGCTTTTTCATCAAGGCGTACATGCGTTTTGCGCCCTTGCGGCGGCTACCGCCTCCGGCGTTGCGAACGGCCTTGGCCGTAAATACAAACTCACCATCCGACAGCATCGCCGGAATAGAGTCAGAAGTGCCCGTGCCAGGACCGTTAATCGGGCCTGTTTTACGGGGGAAATGCGTTGGCTTTGGGTCGCCGCCCTTGTTCATGTATACCGGTTGCTGCACTGGGGCAGACAAATCAGGAATACCGTAAAGGTCTTCGACGTTGTATGGCTGCGGCACGCCCGTCGGCATCATCGTAATGCCGCGCGGGGTGTACACCGGAATGCGTGTTCCGGGAGGCATGCTTGGCGAAGCCGTCGGCACGAACGGATCATACGCTCGTGGCATGCCTTCAACACGGCCCAACGTACCACCAAAGAGCTGCGGGTTGTCGCGAATAAACTGCGAACCGCCGTAGGCGCGATCAAACAATGGGTTTTCGTTGACGGGCTCAGTCTTAAAGCCGCCCGTCAATGCGCCAACGCCCACAGCAGTAAGTGCCGCCGGAGCGTAACGACCCAGCGTAGTAGTGGCGTTCGGGTTGACCAGGAATGCGTCTTTGAACGTCTGGAAAGACGGCATGTTGGCGAATTCGTTCAAACGGCCGCCAATCGTCTGCGCAGGGGTAATCGGTAGCCCCGTTGCCGCGTCGACAGGGTAGTCATCAGGCAACTTACTGAATGGATTCAGTCGATCAAAGAAGCTCTTACCGGCCACTTGGCCAGAAGCAGCGGTGCCCACGGCTCCCGGAGCGCCAGCGGCGACTTGCTGGGCCGCCGGAGCAGTCGTGTAGTCGCTCGGCGGAAGCTCTCCGATGCCACGCTGGATGGGAGCTTGTTCGGAAGGGGCGGCCTGTGTCGGAGCTTGGCCAGTGGCGCTTTCAACGGGAGTCTGCTCTGGCTTAAATGTAAGCCCGGTCATGGCACCCTGCTGCAAGCCCATGCGAAGAGCGTCCTGGGTGCTCATGCCAGCCGCCTTACCAAGAGCCGCGCTCGTCACACCCGCACCAATGCCTTGCGCGAGCTTACCGCCCTCGGTGACACCGGGGATCTTGCTCGCAAACTTTGCCACGGTCTCAACAGGATTAAAGTTGCCGATTTTACCGCCCGCACCGAAGTACGAGGTCGCGGCGGAGATCAGGGCATCCTTTACGTTACCGCCCGCACCGAGCGTGGTCGCAGCGGAGGCCGTCGCGGCAGCCGCTGCCGAAGACATTACGCCAATGCCTGCTGGGCCGAGGACCGTGGCCAATGCAACGGTCGCCACGACACGTACGATCGGATTCTTAAGAAGACTCTTAACTGCCTTTTTAATGCTCTTGAAGAGTTTCTTGAGGAAAAACTCAGGAAGGCCAGTACGGGGGTTGACCGTGCCAGATCCGCCAAAGGCTTTAAGCAATCGAGCTTCGACCGGCGTAATGTGCGCCAGCATTGTGTCGCCATTGCGGCCCTGGGAGGCCAGGTACTTGGCCACATCGGCCAACCCGCCTTCAGCCATGGGCATTGGTCCGAGGTCCGCGACCTCTGGTGCCATTTGCATAGGCGCTTGAGCGCCAGCCGAACGCATGTCACGGTACTCGTTGAGCACCATGATCGCCATGCCAAGATAGGCCGGATCGTAGGCCTCCGGTAGGTCATCCTCTTCCATCATGCCCGATTCAATCAAGCGCTGACGGAGCTGTGGATACTCCTGGGGGTTCTGAGACATGTACTCGAGAACATCGAGCAACGAAGCAACTTCTGCGGCGCTGAGGTCAAGATCCCCCAGCGCGTCTTGAACGGCCCTTTTGACTTCGGCAACTTGTGCAGGCCCGTTTTGGGTCAGCCCCAACGCCGAAAGCGCGGCATCGTATGAGTCCGCACTAGAAACGAACGGGAGCTGCTGGGGAGGAGCCGGATTTTGCATGTCCTGCCCCGGAGGCAGACCCACGATGCCTTCATTTTCCATAGGTGTCCTTTCCAGTTTGTGCCGAAGACCCAACAAGGGGTCGCGCGCCGGGAAAGGACGCGGATATGGCGCTGATTATGGGCCAAGTTGTCAAGCGTTGTCCACTTGTCACGAGCGGTCGATCTCTAGGTAAGAGAGGTAGAAGTCGACGTCCGAGACACTAGCCGTCACCTTCAAAACATCCCCTGCAATCAGCACACATGGCACACCAGAGAAGATGTCAAGCGTCTGGCTTGTCGGCAATACGTACGACTTCAGGAGTTTGTACGGCGTTGCTCCACCTGCTGGATAAACAGCCGCACTGACCGTGGCCGCGTTGGCATTGTCGTTTGTGACTCGCAACGACGAAAGAACCGCGTTGTTGGCGGCCGGTGCCGTGTAGATGGCGCTTTCGGTAGCAGCACTCGGAGTTAAGTATTGGCGAAGGTATTTGTTTGCCACGTTACACCGCTGAGACGAAGTTAACGGTCATGATGACCGAAGGGATCGCAGGGCGCGTTGGTGACGTACCCGCAGCGTAGTGCTCTAAGTACACATCAAGGCTATCGGACCACCATGCAATCTGTAGGTAGTTTGCAGAGGGGTCCGTCACCGTAAAAATGCCCGTGATTGCAGGCACTATGTGGGCCCAAATCGTCGAGCTCTTACGAACAGGGATATCAAATCGCGTATTGCTCAATGCGTAATTCACGCCGGTATCTTTGGCCCAAACCTCGAACTCTGCCGCTGTGTTGCCACGGTTAGTCACCTGAAGAGTGAACGTGACTAGGTAACGACCCGAGCAAGGAACATAGATCTTGCTGTTATCGACCACCCGAATACCAGAGGACGAGTCAACAGATGAGTACGTCAATAGGTTTTCGCTGGTGATCCCAGCGTTGGACTGATCTGCGTCAGAGATCAGCATCGCATTCGGCAGGCTGATACCGTTACTGATCTGAAAGCCGCGCACGCCACCAGCAAAGCCCCCGCCTGCGCCAGAACCCGCCGCGAACCACGAACCGGCTCCCGCTTTGTCGTCACTAACGGTCGGCGTGTAGCTATTATTAAGCTGAAAAATAACCTGTTCGAGCGAACGCACGAGCTGGTTGAACTGTTCTGCGCTGTACCCTGCTGTCGCTGCGTTGGGAAGACGGACGTTAAAGATCTTGCTCATCGCAAGCCGTCCGGCTGGATATCGACACGCATCGTGCCAAAGCGCCAGTTCGTGTCAACATCCGTACTTTCAATCCGCAGACTAATCTGCCGTCCACGCGCCCGAGTATCGACTTTATCCGTCGTAGGAGTGATCACATAAGGATCCAGTGAGCTCGGAACCGCAGAGGACTGCGGGTAGGGTCGGAGGAGCAAGTGAACAACCAGATCGCCCTCCTGATTCTTGAAGTCCGGGATAAATCGACGCATGTACAGCATCTGATCGCCATCGCCGATATCAAAGTAACCAGACTTAACGTAGGACGTGATGGGCGCGCCATCGGCGTTCTTCCCGTCCTCTTGGTTGTAAATCCGAGAGCGCCCCGGCGTTAGTCCGTGGATCGTGGTCAACGTCGCTTCGGTCCCGTCCGGGTCATACGTGGTTGCAAGTGGCTTGTTGAACACACCAAGGTCCAGCCATGCCGTGCGAGGCATCGTGCCCACGGACCATACGTTTTCTAGGTAATTAAGCGTGACAAAGCGATTGATGTAGTCGCTATCCGCCGTGCAATACCACCAAGTAACCTCGTTGAACTGTGTATTAATTCCGACATGTACTTTTTCGGCTTGAATAAGGTTGATGTCGTCGTATATGTAGTCCTGAACAGAACATGCGAGCTTCTTGACGGTACCGTCAAAGACGAAGAACGCGTCCTTGCCCATCCAATACGCCACGCCGTTTACGTCTGCCGACGCATGAGGACCAATAAGGCCGCAATTTGCACCCAACTGTTGAAACCCAAACGTATACGGCGGCCCGACGTACTGCATGCTGTGCAAAGCCGTGTCCGTCCAGATCAAAATCTGGCCACGCGACCGTAATGCGGAAATAATCTCGTTTCCGTCGGTTAACCGCTGGCCGCCGGCCGTGTTAGTAGCGGTTGCAGCGAATGTATTAAGGTCTTCTTGGTTCGAAAAGCGCACAAACATGGTGTCCTGCGTGCTTGGGGTGCCGATCGTTGATTCAGTACCAAAACACACCAAGTGCCGGTCTGGGGTAGACACCAACGCGTACTTGCTTTTGGTCGGAGCGCCAGAAATAGCCGAAGCACGAGTGCTGACACCTGAGTTGGGGTCCCACTCGTAAATTCCCCCGTCCACTAGCTGCAATATGAGCTTTTCGCCAAAGTTATCGAACTGCCAAACACTAGAGTTTAATGCAAGGGCGGCAGATGCCGGTCGAGGTGTTCCCCATGTACTAAGCCCCCACGTGCCGGTGCCCCAACCAAAGTCAAAATAGCTTACATCCGACCCTACCGTGATCTGGTAGGCCGCATCGGCCGTTCCCGCCGCCGTTGCCGTGCTGGTCGCTGCAACGGGGGATTGAATAACGTACTCCCCCGTACTGATGACCTCGGTGATCTCAAACTCACCGGTCAAACTGGCGTTTGGAATGCCGCCTGGGTCGCCAGTAACGCTAGAAAGGGTGACGAAATCCCCGACAATACACCCATGTGCCGTGTCGTTGACCACGACACGGGTTTCGGTGTCCACGGTGTCGAAGGTAACGCCAGTTTCGGTGTCTCGGATAGGGGTGATGTCCGACCAATTACCCCCGTAATAGATGTAAACCTTGCGGTTGGTACCCACCACAAGGTAAGGAACGCCTTCGAGGTCGTTCCAGGCATACACTTCGCTGGGCATTCCGACCAAATAGACCGGGGAATCCCCAAACTGCGTCCAGCCGCCCATTTTTTCGGGCAAGCCATACCTAAAACGGATGTAATCGGAGTCGATCCAGCCGCCTTCTGCGCCGTATTCGGTGTTCTGCTTGTCTACACCCGGCTTGAGAAACAGTCTGAAGTATGCCATGGCTGCATATTACTTGATTGGACCGCCGACGAGCCACGCGTCGCACGTGCGATCGCCTGCGCACTTGAAGTGAAAGAGCTCGCAGTAGCCCAAGTTGGCCGCAGCGGCCACATCCGGAGCGTAGTTTTCGTGTTCCTCGCTTGGATCCTCGATGCCGTTCTCGATACATGTCATCATCTGCGGGGTTTGGATGAAGGCGGCGCAGTTGCCGCAGCGCGCCTTCTTGGCCTCCCGCACGGTGGTCGCCCAGAGCTCGGCCTTCTTGTCCCAGAACGCACGTGACTCGGCTTCCGGGTTTAGGGGGCCGTAGCCGTACTCCTTGATGGCGTTGTTGCGATTCTTGAGGTTGATGTGGATATCCATCGTCGCCTCCGGGCAGCCCTTCTGGCCACGCTCGTACGACTTGCGGATTTCCTGCCCAATCGCATTCTTCTTCACACTAGCCATGACTCACCTATACTGAGCGGTCTTGCGAGCAATCGACTTCGGCTGCTTTACGAACTGCTTCCCTTTAGCTTTGCCTTTACGCTTTGCAGCCGTTGTACGAGCGTATTCTTGAGGGCTGAGACTTTTGATCGCAGCCTCTGGGAGGTATCGCTCACCAGTTTTGCTAGACGGTTTACCACTTTTCGTCCTCCACTTTTGAGCGGTCCAGTTCTTCAGTGACTGTTGCGGGGCCCTCATCGCTTGGCCTGCACAACGTCATCGCCCTTGGTCACGGTCACGTGATCGCCTTCCACGTCCACGCGCATGGGCTGTTCCTTACGATCGAGCTTGTCGAGCTTCGCAATCAGATCCTTGATCACGCCAAATTCAGGCTTCTCTTCCTTCTCGCTGGCACCGGCGATGCTGGCTAGCATTGAGATAAGGGCCGTGAGCGACGCGCCAAGAAGGCCCATCACCGCAGCGATCTTCTCGCCATCCAAAGCAAGACTCGACAACACACCGATCACGACGATCGCCGTGATGTACTTCAGGCCGTCCTTGCCGATGGCTTTTCCGGCCACTTCCTTGGCAGAGGACTTCGCTTCCAAGCGGTTCAGTTCCGCCTGAACCTGTGCCTTGAATAGTTCAAGATCAGTCCCGGTATCCACCGCCCTTCTCCTTGTACTTCTTTGCTAATAGCTGTGCCTTGCGCGCGGACCACTGTCCTGCTTTCGTGCCCTGCACCGCCCGAGCCTTGATGGACTCGAACAACTGCTTGCGCATGCTCGGCTTTGTGTAGTTGCCAGCAGCGTTGACCTTGCTCTTTGCTTTGGCCTTTCTCATGGCAACGTGGCTCCGCTGGCAGCGGGGATGGTTGTCACCTGAATGGATACATGTTGTCGCAGGTTCAACGCCTGCCCACAGTCCGAACAGGTGTCGGCATTGAGTTCCGCCTCGTCCAGATCGTACCCACAGGCGCCGCAATAGACTTCTATTACGTGCGCGGGTTCGATTAGACCAAGGTCCGTGGTCCGTGGTTCAAGGGACACTTTCATTCGCCCACTCCCGATAGATACAGCGCACGCTCGTCATTACGCCGCTTCACTAATCCAGGCAATACTCTACCACCGGCCTTGGTCCATTTCATGAACTCTTCCGCCGCCTTGTCAAACTCCCCCCGGTTGGTCTTCATCCGAAGGGAAGAGCGTTGGAGATTGCCGAGGCCCACGTTGAAGGCAAAAGATACGAGAGCATCGAAGACTCCCTGACGGCCAACAGCAGCAGGGCAAAGTCGAACCACACCACGCTCAAACCGGCCAAGGTCTTGAGAAAGTATCCGGTCCACCTCGTCCATCGTGAGAATCCGGTCCCAGCCCTCGGGTATCGGTAGATTCCGGCGCTCCTCATACTTCACCGCCAAGTGAGCAGGATCTATTACGTGACCCACCCCCACGCTCCAGATTAACGCCGGACATTGGTACGGGCGGGTTCGGACACCCTCATGGCATTTCACAAGTTTAATAAGATCAGGGCTTACTTTCATATCTGCAATTTTCAAAATGCCAGCGGTACATTGCACCATCACCGCCAGTTACCCCACATTTAGGGCAAGCCACTCTTGACCTTAAAACCCCTTTTAGTTTGCTTGGCTTGCCTTTCAATGCAGTAGATAATTTTTTTTTGTGACTGTCCGAAAATACAATCTTTTTACCAAACATCGGATTCTTGCTACCAAGTTTGGCAATAGATATGTTTTTACGGTAAGCCTCTGGCCTTTCCTTGCCTTTTGGGTTTGGAGGGATGCCACCTCCAATACATGTATTCCACCCCATGTTTTCAAATGGACGAAGCATTTTTTCTAAAAACCGCGCAAGATCTTCATTAAGATCCGACGCAATAACATCAACACATATCTCGTCGCCATACTTTTTAATAGCGTTTGATAAATGATTGCGGCGAGTCTTTGCAGCATTTTTGTGTTGGTAAAACCTAACAGCAGGGTTTACGCTGATTCCAACGTACCCTTCATCAAGCGCAAGGCTTGATCGTTCCCTAATGTGGTATACCGCTGTCACTTCTTGCCGAATGCTTGGGTACCAAACCAAAAGGCGATAATTGAAGACAGGATCAGCATCTCGTCATCTGAGAATACTTCTGCCATCGCAGCGGCAAACGGAACACCCGTGTTGTAGGCGTACCACACACCAGCGATGTTGATGGCTACCAGCTCCAGCACGAAGATGTAGGTCACAACTGGACGGACGCTGGCGCGGAGGTTAATCATCCATTGGCTTGCGCCTTTGCCAATCTCCATGTCGTGCTGATACAGCGCCACACGCTCTTCGGCTGCGGTCTGCACCTGGATCTGTTCGAGCTTGATCTCTTCCACGCGCGCCTGCGCGAGAAAGCCCCGTTCGGCAAGGGCCAACTCGCGCTCTTTCTGTGCCGCAACGAGGGCCAACTCATGCTTCTTATCCTGTCGATCTTGGAAGATTTGCAGGATTTTGGGCAACCCGCCTGCTAAGAACGACAGGAAGGTCGAGACCATTGTCATCATAATCAGACTCCCAGAACAGGTGCCTCAACCCACGACTGCGTGGCTTCATCCCACGAGTACATCTTTGGTGGCTCGCCCGTACCAGCATCAGACGGCATCGGCACCGGAGCTTGCCATTGCGCATTAGCATCCAGCACCCATGACGGGTATGGCTGCGGCGCCACAAAAGCGTCAAGAGAAGCATCGTAGGTGTAGCCAACACCAGCATAGTTCTTGCGGAAGTTACCGTTGTACGAAGTTTGTACCCAGTTACCGCCGAGCAATTTCTGGCAGAACGCCACGCCGATGCTCTCGATCTCGTTGCCGTTGGCGTCAGACGTATCCTTGTTGTCTACAACGATGACGCGCTTAACGACGTTGTTCTCGTCCAATTCAGCAAAATGTGCCATAACCAATCCTCAATTTGGGCAAAACTCTTTAATCGTCGTATGGGCGCACAACGCCCTAGCCTGTTTATCAGTCCGTACATGGTACGCAGAAATGTGCGAGTAACCTAGTTTGGTCGCCACCCACACCCTTTTGTGTCCCATGTACACCCGTAGTATCTCTCTCCTCCAACTTTCCTTATCGGGCAGCACCGGATTGGGGTCGGTCTGGTACTGCTCGTAAGGTGAGTAAACGATGATCGGATGCACCATGCCTCGCTGCTGGATGTCGGCCTTGATGACGGGCATAAAGGCTTCCGGCAGTTTGTGCATGAAGATTCCTAAATCCGATAACGCATACTCCGCATAAAACTGTGGAAAATCGTTACGCTGCGCCTTGAGTATTCTCAAGATGCAACGCCGTTAAACTGCTCTCGTCCCCGACGTATCCCACCGGGAACGTATTGAACGCTAAAGATACTCGATCATCGCCCTGCACGGTTTCCACCATGTGCGTCAGGCTTGACGGAAACAACATCAAATCGCCAGCGCCAACCTCAAACCACCACGAATCGCTGTTGTGGAGATTGTAGTTGTCGGTCGGCAGTTTGATCTGCTGATAGCCGTCTTTGTAAAAGTAAATCTTGTCCCGCTCACGGGCAGCCTTGAGGTACAGCACTCCAGACACAAACGAGTTTGGATGCGCGTGTTTGTGGTGGTACTGACCGGCCTTGGTGTAGTTCAGCCACGATTGCGTCAAGCGCAGCGTAACGTCGTGTTTCGGCGCGTAGATAGAGCGCAGATACTCGTTGACGCTGGCCTCGGCAAACGCCTTGAGGCTTGCCATCGTGTCGTGACGCAGTACATAGCGATCATCGCTCGTCGTGTTGCCCATGTTGCTGTGCGTCGGCTGCTCGTCCACAAACGCCATTTCCTCGGCGGTGTAGTCCCGTCCAAGTTCAAACTTGGCGACAGCCGTAGGAAAGAGGTTGTATGTAATCACGCAACCGCCTTTTCAATCTGGGCAACGTAATCGTCAAACGCAGCCTGCTGCTCGGGCAACAGGATCGTCGGCACCGCGTCCTCAAGTTCCTTGATCTTTTCAATCGTGAACATGATTTCGTCCCACGACGGCTTCGGTCGCGGATCTTCCCAGCGGGTAATCTCGCGGTTGCTGATCTCCCACTTTGCGCCGGGGCGAAGCAAGTGCATCGCCGTATCAATGCCCATGAGTTGATAGGTTTTCATGTGAAGTTGACCTTGAGAATGACGATACCGGAACCGCCTGCTTTTCCATCAAAACCCGCCGGAGATGCTTGCGTTCCGCCTCCACCACCGCCACCAGTATTTGCGGTGCCTTCAACAGCGCCTGTTGTAGTTCCAGAAGCCCCAGCACCACCCCCGCCTGTACCGCCTGTACCGCCTGTACCACTTTGTGCGCCACCGCCACCGCCACCTGCGTAAGTGACAGACGATCCGCTGATAGATGATGCGGTTCCATTGCCTCCAGCGCCGCCATTTGGATTGACTCCATTCCCTCCTGCTGCTGAAGCACCACCACCGCCGCCGCCGGGCCAATTTGGAGTAGTTGCTGCGGCGTTTCCTCCATTGTTACCTTGCGACGGAGAAGTGCTAGGCGTATTGCCAGAACCGCCCGGCCCTGAAGTAGATGGCGCATTAACGCCACCGCCGCCGCCAGAACCGCCGTTATTTCCTGTGGTGGAATTGGCAGCACTACCACCGCGACCGCCAGCGGTTGAAGTAATGGTGCTAAATACGGAGTCATTTCCGTTTGCGCCTACGGTTCCACCAGCACCTACTGTAATGGTGTAATCACTACCGGCAGTAATGCTAAATCCGGTGCCGGTTCTAAATCCGCCGGCTCCACCACCGCCAGATGCGCCGTTGTTACTTCCGGTGCCACCTCCACCACCCCCCGCAACAACGAGGTAGTCAACGCTTACCGCACCCGCTGGTGCAGTCCACTTCTGCGATGACTTGAAGGTAAAGATCGAGGCAGAGCCGATGTCGTACTTGAGGATGACAATGCCGGAGCCGCCGTTGCCAGCCACTCCATTTGGCACACCGTATGCGCCGCCACCGCCACCACCTGTGTTAGTGGTTCCCGCAGTTGCAATAGCAGGCCCGGTATTTCCACCGGCTCCACCACCGCCAGCGCCGCCAGTTCCGACGGTGTTGCTTCCATCAACGCCACCACCACCGCCGCCAGCATACGTTACAGAACCGCCAGATATGGATGAGGCGGTTCCCGCGCCACCGTTACCGGCGTTTGGATTGGTTGCATTGGCTCCAACTGCGCTTGCTCCACCACCACCGCCAGCAGCGTAGGGAGCAGCATTTGCAGCGCCGTTTCCACCATTGTTTCCTTGAGACGGAGCGGTGCTTGGAGTGTTTCCGGCCGCGCCAGTTTGTGCAGCGCCAGCGCCACCACCAGAGCCTCCAGTTGATGCTGCGTTCGGCAAATTGCCGTAACCGCCGCCTCTACCACCGCCCGTTGAGGTAATAGTGCTGAACGTAGTATCAGAACCAGACGATCCGGCTACGTTTGGAGATACTGTTGCGCCTGACCCGCCGCCACCAACGGTGATGGTGTAGTCAGTCCCAGCACTTACAGAAAAACCTGTGCCGGTTCTAAACCCACCGGCTCCACCACCACCACCGCCGTTTGACCCACCACCGCCGCCACCCGCGACGACAAGGTACTCCACCGCGCTAACACCGCTCGGGCAAGTCCATGTGCCGGTAGAGGTGAACGTGGCTACGACAGACTGTACGGGTACGGTGTACTTGAGGATGACGATGCCGGAACCGCCTGCGCCGCCATCGCCAGTTCCGCTTGCTTGAGCGCCGCCACCGCCGCCACCGCCTCCGGTATTAGCAGTACCGGCAGAACCAGCCGCGCCGTCGCCACCATTGCCCCCACCGCCCGTACCGCCGTTTCCAGCGGTTCCGGCAGACAAACAGCCGCCACCACCGCCTCCAGCATACGTTACGGATGAACCAGAAATAGAGGACGCTGTTCCGTTGCCACCGTTTCCAGCAACGGTGCTTGTGCTATCGCCGCCAACAGCAGACGCACCGCCTCCGCCGCCTGCCGCGCCAATACTGGGCGAATTAACGCTACTTCCGCCATTGTTACCTTGAGACGGGGCTGTGCTTGGAGTGTTTCCGGCGCCGCCTGTGCCTGTAGCGCCTCCACCTGTGCCACCACCTCCGCCGCCGGAGCCGCCCGAGCCTCCATTTTGAGAACTTCCGGGAGTGTCTCCGCGTGCGCCATATCCGCCTCCAGTTGAGGTGATGGTGCTAAATACGGAATCGTTTCCTTTTGCGCCGTTTGTGTTGGTTGTGCTAGAACTACCAGTACCGCCTGCGCCACCAGCGCCAACCGTTACTGTGTAATTAGTTCCGGCTGTTACAGATAAACCCGTGCCAGTTCTAAATCCGCCAGCGCCACCGCCACCAGCGTAAGTGCCGCCACCGCCCCCACCACCCGCGACGACAAGGTATTCAACCTCGGTCACGCCGGTCGGAGCAGTCCAGTTACCCGATGCGGTAAAAATCTTGTACTCGGTAAACGCTCCGCCGCCCGCAACTTTGGCAGCGAGCAGCAAACTCATAATGCCGCTCATGGCTTAACTCACGTTGCCGTTAATAACGCAAACCGTACCTGATAAGAACAGTATTGTCGCCACGCCTCTTGTAGCCAATGACACGCTCGCCTTGTCCGCATCCGTACCCGCGATATACGCCGTCGTAATCGTGCAGGTAATCGTGATAGCGCCAGAGGTGTTGTTGAAGATAGACACCACATCGCCAGCCGCAAAAGTTGCGTCTGGGATCGTAATACTGCCACCAGAGCCCACGCCCACAAATTCTCCGATATCGCTAGTTGCCAGCGTGTAGGAGGTTGTTTTGTCCGAACCGGATTGAGGTACGTTGCGGAAGCCCACTTTGTACCCAGTACCGCCCTCGGCAAATCCAACCGTATCGGCTGCCGGAAAGTAGATACCCGTATTCGTATCGCCAGTCGTGGTTAATGCAGGCGCTGAGTTGGTTCCTGCCTGAAGCGTGGTGACTCCCGTAGCAGAGAGCGTCGTGAAAGCACCGCTAGATGCGCTGTTAGCACCGATCGCTGTGCCGTCAATGGCACCGCCGTCAATATCTACCTTTGTGATATTAACTTCGCCAGTGCCGTTTGGCGTCAGGTCAATGTTTCCGTTGGTATCCGTCGAAGTGATGGCGTTACCGGAGACATTGATATTGTCTACTGCCAGTTCGGTGGAAACCGTCACCTTGCCAGTAGAGTCGGCAACGGTCACTGCGGCAGTGCCGTCTTTTGCCTTTATGTTGGTGACTTCAATACTGGTCGTGTCCACCGTCGTGGCGTTAACGGTGGTGATGTTGCCTGTGGTAGCGGCGACGGTGGTAAACGTACCCGCAGCGGCTGTTCCACCGCCGATAATCACGTTATCGATCGTTCCGCCATTGATGTCCACGTAGTCATCCATGAAGATGACATTCGTGCCATCGACATAGAGATGGGCTTTACGACCGTTCGGGACCGTGATGCCGCTGCCACCAGAAGTCTTGACCGTGATGCTTTGGCTTCCGGTCGTGTTGTTCTGGACGATGTACTGTTTCTGGATCGTCGGAACGATCAGCTCACGGGTTGTCGAAAGACTGCCCGTTGAGGTCACATTAAGGACCAAGGCTCGCGCTGCTTGCGCGGCATTCGTGTCGGTATAGGTCAACGTCAGGTTAGCGTCGGAGGCGTAGTTTGGATTGCCGTAGCCGACAATGGCCTGTTCGAGCGCGGTGCCGAGGTTGGTGTTGGTAATCGTGCCCCAGGTGCCGGAGTTTTCGCCGGTCGCTTGCAGCTCGATCTTCAGGTTTGTTGAATAAGTACTAGCCATGGCATGCTTCCTTTAGGTAACCACCTGTGTCCAGGTCACTGTGTTACCGTCGTTGACTATAATCCAGTTTTGTGTCTGAGAGTCGTCCACATTCTGCCAGTTAGGCGTTTGATTGTCATTAATCACGCCCCATACCAACACTGTACCGACTTCTGTGGTCGCGGAAACACCTACAAGTGTGACATTGGCATCGGAGGTGGTTGTGACCGAGCCAATTAGGCCTGTCGCGGAAACGCCTGCAACAGGAACATTTTGTTCAGTGACGACCGTGACATCGCCAAGCGCCGTGGTTCCTTGAACGCCCGTAAGCGTGACGTTCGCAGAGCCCGTAATGTTAACGGAGCCAACGGCTCCTGTTGCGAAAACGCCGGTGACGAGGACATTGGTGCCAGCAGTGACCGTAACAGAGCCGACTTCGCCCGTGCCTGCGACGCCGGTAACCGATACGTTAGCGGCGCCTGTGGCCTGCGCGGTACCGATTGCGCCTGTGGCCTGAACCCCCGTGACAGAAACATCGGCCCCTGCCGTAACCGTAACGGAACCGACTTGTCCCGTAGCCTCAAGGCCAGAAACAGGGACATTGGCGGTGGCGTCGACAGTGACTGTGCCGACCGCACCTGTGGCAGAGACGCCCGTAACATCAACACTTGCAGCCCCTGTAGCCGTGGCAGTGCCCACGACCGCAGCCGCCTGAACCCCGGTAACAAGAACGTCCGTGCCTTCGGCAACCGTGACGGTGCCGACCGCACCCGTGCCCTCCACCCCAGTGACGGACACATCGAGACCAATACCTATGGTAACGGTGCCGACCGCACCCGTGCCCGTAGGTAACGACGCAACCGCGTTACCCCACGTGCTATAGCCCCAGGTTACGTCGCTCGACGCATTCCAGCCGTCAAAGGCTACGGTGACATTACCGGAGCCCCAGCCGTATTCGCCCCACGCGCCATCGCCCCAGCCGGTAGAGCTACTGGCCACTGTATTGCCCTAGTTAGGCAATACGAATGATGGCGCTGGTTGAATCGGCCGTCGGGAAGATGATTGTAAACGTGCCGTTGGTCGAGGTTTTTGCTCCACCAAAATCCAGCACACACACCGCAGGGTCGCCCGCTGCCGTGTCGTTGTAAATCAACGCACCGTAAGCCGTAATCGTCGCGCTAGTGAACGACAGATCAGCAAAGTCCGTAAACGCCGTCGTGCCGCTCGAGGTCGGCGTGACGTTCGTCAGCGTACCGCCACCAGCCGAGTACGTACCGGAGTTACCGACCTCATTGCTTGACGTGTACGCGGTAGTCGCCGCCGTAAACGAGGCACTGTTGTCGTACAGCGCGAGCTTAAAGGTGTTGCCCGTGCTTGCGGTGAAGTTGTGCACAGCCTGCATCAGCTCTACCTTAAAGCTGGTGCACATAAAGTTGCCTGAAAATGCCATCTCTATTCTCCTAACAAATGGACCAGCTCTGGATGCCCGGCCTCGCGGAGCTTATTAGCCACCGTGATCCGATCTTGTTCGACGGCCTCCTTCAAATAAAAGGAAACCACCTGTCTCACGCTTTCTTTGAACGCCAGTGCCTGCTCACGGATGGCCGGGTGAGACCGATCGCCTACATAGACGATCTTGTCAGCCGCTCGCTGGGCAAGCTCTTCCGTCGTCCACCCACGAAACTGGGTGGTTTGGACTTGTACCCCCCCAACTAGGACGGGAGATGAAACATTAATCATGGGCCGGGCGACTCCGATTTAAGCGGCAAGCGAATCATACCATCGCGGTACTCGTCGCGTCGGCGGCGTCCCTGCTGCTCGATGCCCAGGCCCTGTATCGCCTCGCGATACGAGTTTTTGAAGTACTGGAGCATGTTGTCCGGGCCCTTGGTGTAGCTGTAGGCCTGAATGAGACAGGCATAAAGCAGGGCTTCCGGCGCGTTCGTGCTGATCCACGTCGTCGGATTCGTCGAAGACAGCTGTGTGGGGCGATAGATGTAGCCCAACTCGACCACAAAGTTCGCGTTCGGGGTCGGGGCGATGTAGAACGTGTTTTGATCCCACACCGAATAGTACTTTGGTGTACCGGTGGTCGCTCCGTTTGGCCAGTATTCCTTCATGAACGACGTATCGCGGAAATCCAGGAAGATCTGGTTAGTTCCGGACGTGATCATCATGTACCGATGCGTCAAAATATCACTCGGAGCGGTCAAAAACTTGTTGCCCGAGGTCATGTTTCCCGACACTTCGAGCTTGAACACGTCTAAGTCGATTTCGCGAAGAATTTGGTTCTCCGCCATCGTAATAAACGTGTTAATCACCGCATTGGTGAACACGTTCGCGTTCACCTCGGTGTAGTTACGGATGTTCGTGACTAATTCGTCGTACGTCATGATGTAGCCACCGAAACTGACCCCACTACGCCTTGGGCAATCAAAGCCTGCCCTTCAATGTAAGGACGCATATCGTTCGTATTACGCGCCGTACCGTAGCTTTGGAAAGCAGTAAAGCCCGGAGCGCCAACGAACACGGATACCGGTTCAATTCTGTCGGGCCGTGGATCGCGCAGAGCGATCGCGTCACCTCGGTAACGCAATGGCTCAAGCTGCGGCTCCTTCGGCTCATAATCGTCCGGGCAAACCATATACCCCTGCCAGTTTTTGCGCAGGGTGTTGTAGGCATACCGCTGCCCACAGTAGTCGCACAGCCCGTATGAAAACTTGCCAGTTGCGTAGGCCATTTAGACCCCCATGTCCGGGATGAACTGCACACTCGCAGTGTCCCGATCCTCCATGGCCGCACGGTTAAAGTCCTCTTCGTAGATTGCCTTAAGCGCTGCCGTACGATCCGGAGCAAACTTTAACGAAAGTTGATACGCCAACCCAGAAGCCAAGCACGGTAGGAAGCGGAAGTTGATGTCCGCCTCGTTCGTGTACACGCCGGCATCTTGGATTCGACGGATCTTGTAGTACACAAAGGTGTACGTCTGATCCGCCGCCGGATAGAAAAAGACTTTGGTCGGGTTGGCGCGTTGCACATAAAACTGTGCTGGACGCGCTTCCGAAGTCTTATCCGGTACGTTCAAATAGTCTTCGCGGCTGATACGCTCAATGTACACGTCGCTGTTAATGCCTTGGCTGTTTTGGCGAATGATCGCCTCCAAGACGTTAACGGTATCCGACGGCAGCGTGATCTCATTGACCCCCTGAGTCAGGGTATAAGTAGCCTGCTCAATGGTCCAAAGATTCAAGCCGCGATTGGCCCAATCCAGAAACAGCAAATTGAGCGAGCGACGTGCGGAGTTGAGCTGATAACCGCTCGTCGGCCGCATGCCGCAACGCTCAAATGCTTCTTCAACCAAGTCGTCAATCGACAGGTTGAAGTCTGTTGTGCCAGAAGTAGCCATCGATTAGCCGCAAGACCCGCCGTAGCGCATCTTTTTGACCTTCTTGACCTTGCCGCCCTTCTTGTAGCCGCGAGCCATGCCGCCGCCCATCATGCCCATGGCCATTGCTTTGTGCTGATTGACGTCACCGCCCATTGCCATCATCAAGACCTTACCGGTCTTTTTGCTGGGCTCCGACACCATGCGGTTCTTGGGACCTTTTCCGACAGCGCCACCACCGCGAACGGCTGCGCCCATTCCACGTCCGGCCATGTTAGTACCCTCGCATCGCGCGACCGCGCGCGTCTTTACTCTTGCTCTTCATGGCACGTCCTTTTTTGTCGGACATGCCGCCCTTCTTCATCTTACCGACGCCATCAGCAGCGAAAGAAGGAACCTTCTTACCGCCCTTCATGACCATCTTGAGTTTGCCAGGCATTGTTAATCCCTCGTAGTACGAATTTCGTCCAGTTTAGCTTCAAGACGATTGAACCGCTGGTCGACATGTGCGACAAACTTCTCGATCCTATCGTCCACTTCTCTGCGAGTGATGTGATCTCTCGCAATCTCCTCACGGGTCCGGTTGAGCAATATGTTCAGCCGAGCCAGTTCATCAAACTTACCCTTTAGCATGAATCCCATCCCGGTCACTATCGCTGACAGGATGATGTTCCAGATCATGATTTCCATCGACTAACACTTCCATCGCCGACGGGCCTGTCGAATCCGACTGTTTGGATCCTTGGCCGCTTCTGGGTACATCTTCATCTGACCGGCGGAACGTGCACAAAACGACTTACGTCGCTTTGCCCGAGCAGGGCTCGGATTGGATTCCGTTACGGCCGTCTGAAGTTTGCTTCCGGGGTTCGCTTTGCGATAGGCGGCAACACCTTTTTTGGTCATGCCGGCACCTTGCTTCGTCGGGCGGAAATTACCGCTCTTAACCGAAGTTTTGATGCCCATGCCTTTGCGGACGGCACCGCCGCCACGCATAGCAACGCCCATGCAGCCAGGCATTAGGCTGGCGCTCCGCCCACGTACAGCACGGTGACACTCAACACCTGCGCATCGGCAAGCGTGACGTACACACCGTCAGTGGCGAGGATTCCGTCATCCGGAATAATCAAGTCGTAAGCCCCAGCGGCTGCCGGAGTCTTGATATCAAGAATGGTAGTGCCACTGGCTCCGCCCGTCTTGAGCGTAAAACCAGAAGCTGTGCCGGTATTGGTGAAATACACGCCTTGGACACGCGTACGGCCATTTACCGCGTCGCCAGTGGCGACCACGGTTTTGGCTTTGACGTCACTTGCAAAACTCATAGCCCTGCTTCCTCTATCGGGATGGGATCGGGAAGCCCCAGATCAGCAAAGGTCGGAACCTCCTGCTCTGGGGCCTCCAGCCGCTGGATCAAAGAGTTCATGGTATCGATCGAGGCTTGGCAGGCAATCGCAACTTCATGAGCGTGATTGCGCTGTTTCTCCATCCTGGCGATCTCGCCAAGCAAATACTCTTTGGTGATATCCATTAGGCAGCGTTCGACACCATCAAATAATACGCCGTGCCAGACGCGTTCTTGATCGGAATCACGTGCGATACCGCAGCAGCCGACTGAGTAGCGATCATGGCGTTCGGAAGCACCGCGAACGTCGCGATCGTGCCAGTGCCGCTGTTGGTGCAGCGGATGTACGAAGCATTCGTCCAAGTGCCGCCCGAGGCGAAATCACTGTCGAGTTGGAGCGCGGCCAACGTGCCACCGGGGTTCGTCGAAGAACCACCGATCGTCACGCGCAGCGCGTTACCCGCGCCCGAGACCGTGCCCGAACCGTTGATCGAAAGAGAAATGTGACCACCGTTGACGGTGCCACCAGTGGCAGCGTTAGCAGCCGTGACGCGGGTCAGCCAACGACCAGTCTCGCCCGAGCCGGTGCCGGCAACGGTAAGACGGCTGTAGCTAAGACGGACGTCGCCGGTCGTAGCAGTGGAAGTAACGTAGGAGCTGGAGACGTTGCCGGCGGTGGTGACCACCACGGGCGAAGTGTCGGTGCCAGTGACAAAACCGTTTAGGGATTGAACCGGACCACTGAAGGTACTAAGGGCCATTGAATTGTCCTCACATGCGAGTTCGGTGCGGCTGTCTGCATGTCGTCAGCCGGGGAGGCTGTCAGACGCACCGGGTTATCCCCGGAAATTTGACTATACGTGAATAACGTGCATAGAGAAAGGGGGCCTTGCGGCCCCCTTCCGTCTTACTGCGATTAAGCAGCGCCGGGCGATCCGAAGATGCCACGCGGGTCGCTGAAGCCGAAGCTGTAGCGCTCGCGAGCCTTGTACCGCACGTTGCCGGTATCGAAGTCGCCCTCGAAACCAGTCTTGATGGCAACACGCTGGAACATCTTCATGCCGTTCGGAGCGTCGGTCTTGATGAACCAAGCGTCCGGGTCGGTCAAGAAGTGGTTCACGGTGTAGCCCTGCGGCACCATGCCCATGTTCTTCACGGCGTTGATGTCGTTATCCGCAGTGCCAACGCGCAGCGTCGACTTGAGGATACGGTCAGCCGTAAACATGAGTTCCTTCGGGATGATGAGCTTCAAGCCCTGAACAGCGATCTTCAGGCCGCGCTCGTCGATGAACGCAGCGATGTCGATCAAAGCCTGCTCAAGCGAGGTCTCGCTCAGGTCAGCAGCCGTGGTGAGCTCGTTCTTCAGATCCGGACCCGAGAGGGTCGGATGATCGAGCGCACACAGCGGCTTTCCGTCGCCGCCGATCGAGGTGTCAAACGCGCCGTTGAGCACGCTGGCAGCCTTGATCTGCTTCGTCTGGGCCATCGAACGAGCCAGCGCCTTGGTGTAACGCGCCGAGAGCTTGTCGTAGAGGTTGTCCTCAACGGCTTCCTCGGTGAGCGAAAACGCCAGAGCGACGGTCTCGTGGGTGTAGCGCGAGGTGTAGACTTCCTGCGCCTGGTCGTATGCAACGCCAGCGCCTTCCGTCTTCACCGGAGCTTCACCGAAGCCCGACTCCATTACCTCTTCTTCGAACGCACGATCCGAGGTCTCCACCGAGTAGATCTCGGCGTGCTCGTTCTCGTAGTTCTTGTACTCAAGGCCGAACAGGGCGTTCAAGCCCGGCTCGAGTTCCTTGACTAATTGTGCACGTGAAATAGCCATGTCTTTATGCCCCTATAAATCAGGTTACGGCTTTAACGCCAGCGCTGCCGTACAGGTGCTCGTTGATTTTCACAACGACCACGGCAAAGTCCCCAAGCGCGTTGCCCGGAACATTCCAGAGGCCAACGATCTTGAGGTTGAGTGCCGCCGTATCAGCGATGGTGGACGAATCCAATTCCATCGTCGACAGGCCCGTGGTGGCGCTACCGCCAGTTCCAACGACGTCAGCGTTCTTGCCGATGTCGGCTTGCTCGATGTCCTCGTCCGCCTGGATCAGGAACAACTGGCTCGGATCGTCAAGCACGTCGGCAATGATCTTGCCTGAAGTGATGTTGACGCTGCCGGGATAGTAGTTCTTCCAAGTCGGCTTGCCCGTGGTCGGGTCGACATAGAAGCAACCGTTGAAGACGCCCAGCGCCGCAGCGTGCGTAGCCGGAACGAACTTAACGACATAACCGTTCACGATCGTCACCAGGTCGCCCTGATAGATCGCACCTGATTGGTTGTCCGCAATCTCGTAACCGTACTGCTTCTGGGACCCAGTTGCAGACAGATTGCCGAGAGGACGGAGACCAAAGGCTTTATCTACGTTTGCCATTTGATTAATCCTCTGAAAAAGTTATTCACTGGTTCCTTTGGAACCGCCGAATGAAACACGGGATCTGCGATTCGGTCGCTCGATGACCATGCTCGAATGAGCATTGCTTTTCATGAGCTCGTTATCAGCAGCCTGCATTTGGTCGCTCGCCTTGCCTCGGTAATGCGCATTGCGCTCTTCGACCGTCTCCTCAGGGATACGAGCAAGAAGAAGGCCTCCCACGCTGATCACGCCAGCATGTCGACCATCGTCCGACGTTGGAACCGGGAAGTCAGGGTACTCGTCCGCACGAACCAGCTCGTACCCCTCACGGAGACGACCTGCGATGTTCGTACGATCTTCTACCCCACCTGCCGAAGCTCGGATCCAGCGGTGCTTGTAACCTACAGGGGCCGGAGGCGCATCCAAGCGAGAAGGCGGAGCCCATGGCTTACGTCGCGCGGACTTTCCACGAGCATCAGCTTCTCGGGAAGTGCGATTAAGGGTTTTAACGTCGCTCATGTTTCCTTACTCCTTCACGTACTTGGCGTATTCCTCAAGGGGAACGCCCAGCTTTTTAGCAATTGCCACTTGACTAGGGGTCAACTTGACAGTGCGGCGTGCAGAACTATTGATCCCAGTGGATCGAGAAGCAGGGGCAACCGTCTGCACGTTCCGGTTTCTGCTTTGCGTGCCCGAGCCACCATCCCCAAACTTCTGGGGAAAGGCGTCTCGAATACGTTTGTCAAGTTCATCATAGTACTCGTCAGAGCTGGGGTCAAACCCCTCCACTTGGATCAACTGACGATGAATGCCCCACGCTGCGTGGGTCATCACGTTGTCTCGGCCGTACCATTTATTACGTTCAGCCCACTCTTCAACACGGGGATCCAACTGCCGAGGCTGCTGAACGACGGGTTGGGCTGCCTGAGCCGCCTGCTGCTGGGCCGCCGCCTGCTGCTGCGCTACCCAAACTGCTCGCTGCTGGTTCGCCGCGTCGATCTGGTTCTGCTCATAAGTCAGAGACGCCAAACGCTGCTGGGCCTCGGTCTCGGTATCCACATCGCCCTCTTCACGAGCCTTGCGGATGATTTGCTTGAGCGCCACGACCTGCGTCTCGACACGGCCCTTGGCCTCGGTCAGACGCTCCTCGTCACTCCGTAGGTACTGATGTTCTAACTGCTGCGCACGGGCCTGTACTTGCTTGGCATATTCCAATGCCGCCTGCTCACGGCGCTGCGTCTCGCGCAGGCGCGCGGTCAGCTTGTCGATACGCTTCTTGACGTTATCGCTGTACTGGTCAAGTTCTTTTTCCTGACCAGGCGCTTCTGCTTTAGGCGGCTCCGGGGTTTCCACAACGGAAGCCTGCCCGTTCTCCTGCACCTCAACGGTAGCGGGGGTTTCGTCCTCGCCGACGTTAAACTCTAACTGTTCGTTCATACGATCTCTCCGTTACCACATGTGAAGGACGTCTTCGGGATCGGCAACCTTGCCGAGCACCTCGTCGTCATTGATCAGGCGAATCTCGCCACCGTCGATAGGAATGCGCGCGCCGGCGTAACGGCCGAAGATGATCCAATCACCGACCGCGCACCACGGGCCGGTTGGGAACTTCGACTCGTCGTTGTAGGCAAGCGGACCTACCTTCAGGACGTAGCCACACACCGTGCTGACCTGCTGCTTACGCTGAGTTTCCTCGGCAAGCGCGATACCGCCCTTCGTCTTCTCCGCACCACGGTACGGGAGAATGGCAATACGCCAACCGGTCGGTGTTGGAATGCGGTCCAACACGGACTCGTCCAACTTCTCCGGCTTCAGGCCTTCACTGGTGTACGCATCTTCCAGAGTCGGAACTCTGGTGGCTTCCTCTTCCTGCCACTTCTTTTCCAAAGCGGTCAGCTCTTTGACTTTCGTGCTCATAAGTCTCCTGTCAGGTTAAAACCGGTCATCCGAATGCTTCTTCAGCAACTCTTTTACGGAATCCTCAACCAGCTTTAACCCTTCGAGACGACCCATCATGAAGCGATAACGCTCCATGTCGGCAATGCTGCCGTTAAGGACGATGCCCTCAGAGCTCTCACGGAGCTTTCTGATTTCTCTCAGTACTGCTTCTGCAAATTCAAGCATGGTGGGGTTCCATGAAAAGCAAGGGGTTTTGCGCACCCCCTGAAGCGCTTCAACTTAGTAAATCTTGACTGGACGATTGCCGTCCTTCTTCTTGACGGTTTTGACAGCGCCCATGACGCCGCCTTTGCTCATGTTGCGCGACTTGCCGGCCTTCGCATACGCAATGGCTGCCGCCTGCTTGGTGGCTTGCTTCACGCTGCTAGGCTTGCTGGTGCCGATCTTGCCCTTCTTTTTGAAGGAGCTGACCATCTCACCAATATTGGAGCTAATCGTCTTTTGGCTTGAGCCACGTTTGAGCGGCATATCAACCTCCTTGCCGTGCTGCCTGCAATTGCAGGCGTTCTCGATCGATCTGCGTTGACTGTTGCAGCTTCTGCTGTTCGAGTTGCAGCTTCTGTTCGTTGAATTTCATCTTTGCCTGATCGGCAGCAGCGCGCTGCTCGATCTCCTTTTCCTTGAGCGCGACCAACGGGTCTGGGCCACCGCCTGCGGTGCCAGCGATCTGGTCCTGCATGACGCGGACTTCCTGCATGTACTGCGAAATCTTGATCGCGATCATGCCTTCCTTCTGGATAGCCGACACCATGCGATCCGGATCCGTTCCATACAGCTTGAATAGATCGGCTTCCACGTCTTCCTCGGCCTTCAAGCGCACGTGCTCAAAAATATGCTGCTGGAGCACCATCGCCGCCATCGGATTGCTTTGAAGGATTGGTGATAAGCCCATCATCAAGTGCGTGGCGATATGCGCATCATGCTGCTGACCAGCAAACGCCTTCAATTGCATGCCATTCAACACCGAAGCGTTCTCGGTGGCAGGATCACGCGGCATCTGCGTGTGCTGCGGTAACAAAATACCGTCAATGTCACGTACGTTGAGCGCCGCGTACACGCGGTAGTACGCCTCGTACATGTTGTGCATCTGCGGCGCGCCTTGAGCAAGCTGCAACTGCATTTGTGCGAGCTGGATACGCTGCGCCGTGCTGAAAATGTTGGGATCGGCAACCGGAAGCACCGACACCATCTTGTTGAAGTCGGCACGCTTGATCTTTCGGCTCGCACCCGGCACTTCATACGGGTACTCATCTGGCAGATACTCACCAAAGCCTTCGAACAGCAGCCGGAACTCCATCGACTGCGCGTAGTGCAGACGCTTGTGGATCGCCGACATGACCATCGAGCCACGTTCGAGCAATGCGAGCGTCGTTCCGACCTGCGCGTACTGGTTTCCGTCACCAACCTGCATGTCTGCAGTGCTGGATAGACGCTTACCGGCGTCAACAAGAAACCCAAGCAGCGCGAATAGCACCTGACTTGGCTCTTTGTACGGCAACGGCAAGAGTGACGACGAAAGTTCCGCACCACCAGCGTCAATGTCACGCCATTCGCCCGGCTGGATGGGGTCAGAATCGTCCGCGATTCGCGCGCCACGGGCTTTGAAGCCAGCAGGCAAGTTTGCGAGCGTGCCAGCGTCAATTAATTGACGAAGTGCGGTCGTTGCACCCTTAGAAAGGCCACCAACCAAGTGCACAAAGCCCAAACCGTACGCGCCAGGGCCTTCCACGAGCACGTAGTGCACGTAATAGTTGCGACGACGCTTCAGTTCATCGTCTTCCTTCCAGTTTCGGCGCACGCCAATGACGCGAAGCGTGTCTTCGGCCAACGTAACGACGTACGGAAGCTTAATTTTGGTCGGATTGCCGCTCTCGTCCAGGTCTTCAAAGCCCGGAATGTCCAAATCGACCAGCATTTCCAGCAAAAAGACTTCGCCGGCGCTGTCTGTCGGCTGAACACCGACCGCTTTGTCGATCGCAGCCTGAATTTGGCTCGGATCCGCCGGTGTCGGCTCCAAGTCAACCGCCACATCAAGGTATTCGCCAGCCAAAACACGCTTGCGGAACTCGTTTGAGTCCATCGCAATGCGATGAGTGAGGCGCGGACACTGCGAAATGACGCTCGAACCGTTGTATGGGATGTAAACATCGTCCGCCAAACACAGTTTGGACACCATTCGGCCCAACTGAGCGTCGTAATAGACCTTCTTGAACGTCGAACCACCGTATCCGGTGTAGTACAGGAGCTGATCGAACTCCGGTGTGTACTCTTCCATCACCGTGGTGATCTGATAATTCATGAAATCCTGCACGCGCGAGGCCTGCTGGAACTTGTCCACGGTCTCTTTGCCCAGGATTTGCGTGCGAACAGGGCCGCCAGCCGGCATTAGCTCACGGAAAGCCTGTGCCTGGAACTGAATGATCGCCTCTTGCAGCATCGGATGCGTCGCACCCGAGGCACCACGGAAGGGTTTCGTGCGCTCTTCCATGCGCAAGCCCAGCAGATCCAGCCCCTTGGCGTACATCTGCTCCCAATCCGAGCGTGATCCCTTGTCGGCCTCGAACATCGAGGACACGTCGATCGCAATACGGGCCAAGGCTTCCGGCTCAATGACCTCGGCCAGGTTCGCATAGAAGTCCACTTCCTGCGCTTCGGCCTCGCCAATCTCCACTACCGCACTGCCGTCGTCCTCAAGAACGATCTCAATGTCCGGGGCAGCCGCTTCCTCGTCCGCTACCACGATGATGTCAGTGGCAGGGGCTTGGTTAATAGCTTTATCAATTGGCATGTTGATATCCTAGTTGATTAGAGTTGTTAAGACAACTCAAGTTAATCTTGGTCGCGGAACAGCCGACGAACAAATTCCATTAACTGCTGGTTGTTCATTCCTTGCGCAAGGTTTTCGACGCCGGGTATGTCCTGCGGAGCCTGCGGCAGTTGGCCGATGCCCTGCTGCACTGCTGGAGGCTCAGGCCTGCCGATGGGCTGAGGAGCACCTATTCCGGCGCGAAGGCTAGATACCGGCTTAGTCCTGGCGGCTTCTTTGTATGCCAATGCTCTTGGCGGGAGGTGGTAATCACTTTCCTGAATCGCCGCCACGTCGAGTTTTTTGAACAAGTCAACCAATGCTGGGTCTACGTAATTAGTAGATAGCGCCAGCTCTTTATCATCTAGGCTACTAAGCAATGCGTTGCCCGTAGCACGCCCAACACCCTTGACCTGCGTGACTGCTGATCCCAGACCGGGAATTTCTTTTACCTCTACGGTCGTGACAGGAAGACCTCTTGGATCCCGTAACGAATAGACCTTGATAGTTCCTGCGCGAAAGGCCTTTTTGTCCTCTGAAGGGTAGTTTCCGTCATCGGCATAGCCCCCTACAGAATGCTTAAGATACGCTCCCTCCAGTTCCGTCGCGTCCGGCTTTTCAAGCCTTCGCCACGTGTAGCCTTGAAGAGGACTTCCTTCTGGATAGGAAACTAACGGCGCGCTGACCCCCTCAAGGAACGGCTTGCCATCAACAGGTTTGTTATCGCGAATCCGGGACACTAACGCCTTTCGTTCTTTTCGTAGAGCCTGTAGTTTTACAGAACCACGAATAGCGTCTTCGTAACGCATGTTATTGATCTGGTTGACAGGAAGCGTGGCCAGGTAGTCAACCAAAGACTCTTCATCAAGGACTTTCTTAAGCGCTCCTTGGGGGTTTAAGTCATAAATCGGCTGCTTCTTTTCGATAGCGGTGCGAAGCTCTTTTGGCAAGAGCCTGGGGTTTGACAGGAGGAGCGCTCTCATGTCATCTGACGTGTTAAACTGACTGCTTAGGATGGGTTCCGTTGGAGAACTTCCTGGTTTAACAAAAGCGGGATTTCTATATCCCACGTAATCGATTCGTGGATTTATTTCTTCGGGCCGAAGACGCTCACCCAGTAATCGATCCCTGGTAACATCCTTTAATCTTTGAAGCTCAGTCTTGGCTTGATCCGAAAGTAGGTTACCGTAGTCGGGATCTCCGATCGTCTCTTGCGCAAGTACCGTACCCCGCATGCCCGTCATCTCGTCATAGATGGCGTTGATGTCTTGTATGGCTTCCTGGGCGTTTGGGCTTGGATAAAAACGCGATTCCCCCGTCTCTGGGTTTACGCGAGTCTTCCCTTCCTTTGCAACATCCGCAAGGTATTTCCGTATGCCGCCAGGCCCCCCAAGTTCTTCGCTGGTCAGCCTGCCTTCACGAATAGCTTTGTAGATTGGATCGTCCTGCGTACCAAACTGTCTGGTGTAGTAGTTACGAACCTTTGTCTGCAAAAAGTTATTGATAGCCGATAGGTTGGCATCGGGCAGCGTGGAATGTCTTTTACCCAGTCGTTCCTGGGCTCTTAAAATAGCGCGTGGAACATAGCCTTTAGGCACACGGCCAGTGGTGGTGGCACTTGCGCCAGTTCCTGTAACTGTAAACGGAACAGGGGGCGCCTGCGGCGCATCGAGCACAATACCTTCGCCTTTCGGCCGAACGATCTGCGAGACCGGACCTGTGCTCGGTACACGCGGAAGCGGCGTGAGGTTTTCCGCCAAAAACTTTGTCATGCCAGCGGGACTCGAGACGGCTTCTTTGCCGTACTCGGCCAACGCCTTGGCCGCACTCTTTGCGGTCTTTACCGGCTCCTTCGCCGCACCTTCAAGTGCCAGCACTGCCGCATCGTACGCAGCAGTGTCATAGGGATCAGCCGTACCACGCAACTCTTCAGGACTCTTCTGGCGCTGACGCTCCATGAAGCCGCGAAATACTTTGTAGACCTGCTCGGGCATCTGCGCGAGCCCTTCGTACACGTCGACGATGGCCTCGCCACCGACTTGCGACAAGAACTCCGGATCGTACTGGCGTGGATCGCGCCACGTTCCCGCATTAGGATCAGCCGGCTGCGGCTTACCGCTCGCCGGTCTCGGGACGATCCTGCTTAGATCCTCGGCCATCACTTCTTCCTTTTAGTTTCAGGAGGCAACGTGATGTTAACCGGGCGATCCACTCCCTTGTAGTTGGCGTACTTAACAAGCGGGTTGGTTTTATCTGCGACGTCGCCCGTGTAGTCGTATCGATCCTTCACGACCAACGTGCCATCGGGCAACCGCTCGTACACAAACTGCCCAAGCGTGTTACGCAGATTTCCAGACTCACCGACGTTGAAGTCCGAGTCCAACATCGCCAGCGGCAAGCCCGTCTTCGGATTGCGACGACGGATCTGCTCGCGGTGATGCGCGTAGTCCACGACTCCCGGCAGCGGCTTACCCGTCTTCTCGCTAAGGACAGGGTTCTTCTCGGCGATAGTGATCAGCTCACGCAGCTTCGCAAGTTCTTGCGCAGAGAAACTTCCTTCGGTCAACGGTGCGCGCTGTTTCCTAGGATCACGGACGGACTCAGCATACGTACGAACCTGCGCGGGAGCTCGCTCTAAAAACTGCTGAAGTGCCATTGCTATACCAGGAGCAACCGACTCTCCGCCTTTGGCAAAGCCAGGCACGTCCATGTTCAGACTTTGATCCCCGAGCCGTTCATCACGGACCATGCCACCACCCTTCGGCATGTTGGTCATGTTATTCAGATAGCTCTGATAACGATTGCCCAACTCCATCGCAGCGACGGAATCCAACGTCGGACGCGAGCTGCCACCCGGAGCAAGGAGGCCCGGACGAGGGCCCTTGGCCATGAGCTGCGACTGTATAACAGCGTCTTGATACGCATCGGGCAGATTGTCCGGATTATCCTTCGCCGTCCCGTACAGCCGCTTCAACACGTCCAGCATATCCGGAGTGGTGAAGTATCCCGGCGGTGGCGGCTTGCCGCCGATACTTAGCGTTCTTTGCATTTGGCTAGGGCCTTTGACGCTATCCGGCGTAAAGCCACCGTAGTAACGCGACGCCTCGCCGCCATCAGCAAACCGACGCGCAAGTAACGGACCAGCACGGTTCAATGTCTCACGCGAGAGGTTCTTGCGAGTGAGATTGCTCAGATCCTCTTTGCGCCCTTTCACCTGCTCCATCAACGCGGCAAGTTGCTCACTGGCTGACCCTTGGTCCGTGGACCCTGATCCTTTGCCAGCGGCTAACGACTCAAGGCTCATGCTCATCGCCTTACCGCGATCGGTCGCAGCAGACTTCGTAGTGGTGCGCTTCACGCTACGAGCGTTCGGCGACATACGCACTTCGGTCGTCTCCTGCGCCGGCATGCTCGCGAGCAGCTTCTCAAGCTCCGCCTTGGCAGAGTCGTCCTTGTCGACTTCACCACCGTCAGCAAAGCGCATGAAGCCACCGCCCGGTGAGAAGATGCGATTGCCCAAGCGATCCGTGTAATAGCCCAGACCCTCTACTCCGCCCAAGATCCTCGGCGAAAGATTCGGGTTACGCGCCAACACGTCCTGGACCAACGGGCCCTTGTAGTCCTGCATCGGATTGATGTTGGAGGGCAACGTGCCGGGGAGCATGGCTCCGGGTACGTTGTCAAAGTACTGCGGCTTGCCCGGCGTGTATGTGACGCCCTCAAATCCCGGCAGCGGCACCGGCTTCGGCGGAGCGACGTTCGTCGGGCCACCCGTGGTAACTCCCGGCGTTGGCGTAACAACGGGGCCAGTGCCTCCCGTACCCCCGGTGTACCCACCAAGGTTCACGCGGCCACGGCTACCACCGAAGAGGTTCTCGTACGCCTTCATCAAATCCGACGGGACCGGAGTGATCTTGCCCGGCGGGGGTGGCGTTGGAGGCGAGGTTGGAGGCGTGACTGGGCTACCCGGAGGCGGAGGAGCCGGCGGGGGTGGCGGAGGAGGAGCCGGGGGTGGCGGCGGGGGTGGCGGAGGAGGCACGGTGATCGGCTCGCACTTGCCCGTCACGGTGCTGCGAACGTACCCCTCGGGACACGGACCAAGGTTGATTGGCTGGCAAGGGCCATTCGGCGTCCTGCGCTCATAGCCGGGAGGACACTCCTGTTGCGCGGGAGGCGTAGGAGGCTGCGGCGGTGGAGGCGGTGGTGGAGGTGGGACTGGTGGCGTGATCGTAGTCGGCTCGCACTTGCCCGTCACCGTGCTAAAGACATACCCCTCCGGGCATTCCTGGGTCGGAGGCGGAGGTGGGGGAGGCGGCGGAGGCGGAGGTGGCTCGGGCGGACACTGCACGTCCACAGGAATGATCGACCCGTCCCAGCACACCTTAGTGGGCGGGAGTTTAGGAGGAGGCGGGGGCGTGACAATAGGCTCGCACTTACCCGTAACCGAACTATACGCGCTGCCCGGCGGACACTCGGTCGGGCCCATCGGAACGCACTCGCCCGTGTACGGCGAACGCTGATACCCAGGCGGACACTCGGTTGAAGTTGGGGGAGGAGGCGGTGGTGGGGGAGGCGGAGGCGGTTTGTCATCCTCCTTGCCGACTCGCACGCAACGACCGAGCTCGTAGTCGAACTCCATCCCCGGAGGACACTGACGCTCGGTCTCACCAGTCGGTACGCACCGGCCTTGGTCAAAGTTGTAGGTGCTGCCCGGAGGACAGGTCGGCGTCGCCGGCTTGGTCGTCTCAGGGTTTACGCAAATGCCACGGATCGGGTCGAACACCTCCCCCGCAGGACAGGTCTGATCGGCAATGGTGCCGACGTTTGGGATGCTCGTGAAGTCAAAGTTCTGATCAAAGAACGCCGGGTTCACCTTGCCATCCGGCAAGCGCATGTCGAAGAACGGATTGTTCGGATCGCCAGTGAAGTTGATCGCCGGCTTGTCTTGGTACCCCGCATCACGGAAGGTCTGCGCAATGGCGTCGAGATCCGCCTGCGTCACGCCTTCAGGCAAGGTGAATGCAGGAGCTTGGCTCACGGGCGGTGGTTCGTTAAGACCGCGCATCGGCGGAGCGGCCTGCGCCAGGCTTGCCGTGTCGAAGTTCGGATCAAAAATGGGCGGCACCGTTGGTGCGTTTGTTACCGGAGCCATGTTCGCGAGGAACTGCTCAAGCGTCACCGGGGTCGACACCTCCGGCTGCACCGGCGTCGTCGCGGCAACGGGGGCAGCAGTGGCCGGGGTCTGCGCAAGTTGCGCGAGCAGATCCGCCGCCGAACGGTCAATGTACGGCGTGTCCGACGTTAGTTCGGCAACCGGGGTTTCTTCGGCAGGAGTAACAGGAGCTTCTAGCTCCTCCAGCATTTGCTTGCTTTTGCTCTTGCCCTGGAATGAACGTGGACTAGCCATCAAGGCCCCCTGAAGGGTGTATGCCTTGACATTCTAGGCTTCAATAGTATTCAGGGGCAAGCGCTCGATTTGACGGCTCTCCTACTTCGTCGGTCTGCAAGTTGACGAAGTTGCCTTGACGGAAACGCATGATCGCCTGCGTCGTCGAGTCCACCATGTCGTCGTTATCGCCATTGGGAAACGCCGCGCACTCCTCGACAAGCTCCTCCGCCCAATCCGTATCCGGTGCCCACACGAGCCCCGCTTCGAATACCGGTGCGACAGAGTTCGCGCGACTGACCTTATCCGTACCCGACCTGCGACCACCAGGCGTGTACATGGTCACCGGAATGCCAAGCCGCCGCAGCTCCTGCTGCAACGTCACACCGGTCGCCTTCGCCTCGATCAACACGTTGTCCGGATTCCAATGCTTGTACTCGTCTTTGGCAATGCGCTTCAATTCCGGAAAGTCCCACCGCCCACGCTTGACGTCTAACAGGATAATATTCGGCCCTGAGTCTTGGTCCGGGTAAAACACACCCCAGGTCGTGATCACCGAGAAGTCGGCCGTCTCCTTTTTGCTGTAGGCGGTGTCATAGCTCTGGATGATGTAGTTCACGATCGGCGGGTCGTCATGCGGCCACACGCGCCACCACTCACGCTTGAGGATCGCACCCTCATCGTTCGTCGGCTGCTGCTGGTACATGGCGTTCCACTTCTGTACCGACAGCGACGCCTTAACCGCCTCCAACTCTTCGAGCTTCCAGAACTCCGGCCACAAGGGCTTTCCGCTAGGCAGGATTGCCGGGAACTCAATCACCTCCCACCGATCCGCCCCGCGACTGGATTGCGCCTTGAGTAACCGCGCCGTCAGGTCCTTGGTCCCCCAACGGGTCATCACGAGCACAATCGCACCGCCCGGCTGCAAACGGGTACGAGGACCGCCCTGGTACCAGTCCCACGCGTTCTCCAAAGCCAGATCCGACAACGCATCCTGCTCCGAATGCGGGTCGTCAATGATCAAAATATCCGCACCGCGTCCCGTCACCGCACCGCCGACACCGACCGCAAAGTAACTCCCGCCGTGGTTCGTGTCCCACCGGCCAGCCGCCTTGCTGTCCTGCTTCAACTGCACCTCGGGAAACAGCTCCTTGTACCGGTCCGAGTCCATCAGATCGCGCACCTTACGGCCGAATTTGACGGCTAACTCTGCGGTGTGGGTGGCTTCAAGGGCCTGGGTTCGCGGATCACGGCCCATCAAGTACGCCGGCAGCAGGTACGAAGCGAACTCCGACTTCGTGTGACGAGGGGGCATGTTCACGATCAGGCGCTTCAAGGTCCCATTGGCAATGCGATCGAACGCAGAAGCCATGCGCTTGTGGTGTTCACCAAGGATCGCGGACGGCCAGACGTAGCGCACGAAGTCGATGAAGTTAG